TTAATAAATGTCATACTGCCTAATCCAGTAATACTACCAAAAGCAGTTGCGTTCTTTACACCTCTATTATTTAATTTAACTATGCTCATTAACTATCCTTAATTCCATATAGTTTTATTGTACCAGCATCTATGTTACCAGATGACATTTTAAATTGAATTTCATCAATAGCACTTGTTACATTGAAATATCCAGCAACAAAACTATTATGGGTATAATCTCCATTTCCCATATGTGCTGCATTAGCTATAAAATGTTTTACAAATGTTGTAGAACTTGGGTCAAATAAAGTTAAAGTTCCACTTAAACTTGCACTATTTTCTATATCAAATCCACCACTAATATTTAAATATTGAAAACCAGTTCCTTGTGCTATATCTCCACCAGCATTATATTCAAGAGCAGTTGTACTATCACTTTCATCATGGTATGCAACAAAAGAAGTAGTAGTCATTGTTTCATTAAAACCACTAGCACCAGCTGCATTTCCTTGAAAAGTAAAATTTCCAGTAGCAGACGCATGAATATTAATAAATTTAAACACATAAATAGGATATGTGCTATCCAAGACTACATCTGAACTTCCATCTACGAATGACAATGTAGAACTAGAACTAGCAGTTAAAGTTTTAATATGTGTCATAGCTCCACTTGGTATTGCAGCAGCAGAGGTTACAGCACTTATGCTATTGTTGTTGTACTTAACTAATGCCATTAAGAAACCCCATAAAGTTTAATTACGCCATCAAAATTTCCACTAGACATTGAAAATTGAACACCATCTATTGCAGCAGTAACATTGCAGTATCCAGCAATAAAACTTTGTACTGTAACATCACTATGCTCATTAATATTAGTTGTTGCTATAAAATGCTTGACAAAGGTAGTATTGCTGGGAGCGTACAAAGTTAAGATTCCAGCTAAACTTTCATCAGCTACTGATCCAATTCCATGACCAAGTTTTTGAACACCAGTTCCTTGTGCAACATCATCGCCAGTTCTATATGCAAGAGCTGTAGTAGCACCATTTTCATAATGTAATGCTCTAAAAAAAGTCGTTGTTTTAGTAGCATCATAGTCAGTTCCACCATCTCTAAAGTTTACTTGAAAATTAACATCGTTTGTGCCTGGATTAATATCATAAAACTTAAACACATACTCATCATAGGTATCATCTATTCCACTTGTAAAAGATATTGTAGAACTACTTGATGCAGTTTGTGTAGAGATAAGGTTCATAGCACTACCACTTAAACCACTTGGTTTAGTTGTGATTGCTGATAGGGAGTTGTTGTTAGCAAAGAGTAGAGCCATGTTATGCTCCCATCAATGCTTTTATCTCATCATCATCTAAACCTAAATCTTTTAACTTTTGTTTGCCAGATGCTTTTTTGTTTATTGCTGCTGTTTTTGCATCAGATATTTCTTTTTCAACAATTGGTATCATAGCTTCAATATCTTCTTTTGATATTGGAGTTGTTCCATCTAACCAAGTTATTTGATTATAATCTTCTGCATTAACAGTAAATTTTGCATTAGGATTTATTTTTTTAATAGCTTCATCTATCATTATCCAGCTACCTCCATTAAAGTTATTGTTGAAACAGCTCTAGCATAAGTATTATTATCACTATCTCCTGGTGCAGCATTTACTCTTACTCCAGAAGTGTCATCTCTAACTTGTATTTTATACGTAAGGCTACTCGTACTCGAAGGAGAATCTAGAAAATTAATTGGAACAGTAGCATTATTTGCTCCATTATCACTAAAGCTAGAATTGTGTACTTGTAATCTTGAACTAGAAGCATCTCCCAATCCTATTGCAGTAGAACCTCTTAATAGTTTTATATAAAATCTTTTGTCATTACTAGCATCTTGAGAACAACCCATAACATGACCAGATACTAAAATTTTTGATGAGGTTGAAGATGGAGTAATTGCTGCTGTTAAACCAGTTACATCATGCCAAGTATCAGTAGCAGAAGCTGTAAATACATCAGTTTTAGTTGTAGATACAACTTGCAAAATTTTACCAGCACTTAATTTAGCACTTGTTATAGCACCATCTACAATCTTAGCAGTAGAAACAGAATCATCTGAGGGTGTACCTACATTTAAAGTATCACCTAATAAAATAATAAAATCAATTACATCACCTGTTGCTAAGTTACTAGCAAAAGTAATTGTTGCACCAGAGATAGTAAAAGAACTACCTGGTTTTTGTAAGACACCATTTAAACTAACCAGCATGTGATTAGCGTTTTCTGGCTCCACATTAGCAGAGGCTACTTGCATAGTATATGCTGCCTGTCCGTTTACTACGGATATAGCATCACAAACTTGAAAGTTTCCTACTACTGGTTGTTTTCCTATATATGCCATTTATTCTCCTTAATTAATTTTGTTATCTTGCGTTATTTGGTACACCATTAGAATTTACGAAGGGTGATTCTGCGAAAGCCATGTAGATGTAATTAAAACCATTTCCATTACCATCATTATCTCTATACTTAAAACCATTTGATAATAAGTCCATTCTAACAGATGTTTCTTCAGCACCACTTGAATTTGCAAATAATCTGTGGTTGTTATAATTAAAACCATCTCTTTTATTGTCTTGCATATGCCATCCATGACCAGAACCACTATAATACTTTGTCATAACCCAAGCTGGTTTAAATCCTGTATAAACAAATGTTCCATCAGCATTTCCATTTCCTGTGTAGCTTCCAATTTTTGAGTAACCTTGAACACTATGAAAAATATAATTTATATAAGTATCGCCTGTTTTATTAGTCTCTCCATCATCTCCAACTGTAAATACTGAACTTGTTGGTTCGGTATCTTGAAAATAATATAAATAATCATGTCTTGCAGCGTCAGAATCTAAATGTAAATTATCTGTTGCGTCAATAGTTTTATTATACACTACCCATTGACCAGTTGATGTCCGTCTTTTTATAAACATCATTTCTGGTTTTTGAGATAATCCATGTGCTACTGTTGATGGTGCGTCACTTGTATCTCCAGAATATCCTATAATACTAAATCCAGCAGTTGTGTTTATACTTCCAGCACTATCAAGTGATCCTACTCCTGTTGCACTTGCGTCATTACTAAATGATGTTCCAGCTTTCCAATTCCAAGCTACTAATCCATTTCCACTTCCATTAACTCTATTTTGTAGTGAACCAGAACCTAATTGAAAACCATCTGAAATAAATGCACCTACTTGCGTAGATGTAGTTGATTCAGCAGAATTTGCAGAACTATCTAATGATTTTGTAGCACCTCTTATAGAATCTACTAAAACATGTTCTTGTGCTGAATTTCTGTTTTTAATCCAGACCCAATCTGGTTGAAAACCAACTCCTGTAATTTGTCTATTACTTCCACTACTTCCTGTTCCTGTATATAAAACACTGTTAAAATAAATTGTTGGATCGTCTATAGTTGTATAAGCTGCCATTTAACCTCCATACTCCGCAAGATTCTTCGTACAGAGTGAATAATATCCACTAGGCACTGAATATTCAAAATTTCCATAGCCATTACCATCTGCGTTACCTGATGAGATTGCGTAAGCTGGTGAACCAAAATTAAATTCATATGTCGCTGTTGTATTAGATAAACCAGAACTGTCACTTTGTGCAATTTTATATCCACCAATAGAAGTGCTTGCAGGTGCAGTTATAGATATTGCTGTTCCACTGTTTTGAACAGTACCATTTTTATAAAATTTTAATTCATTATCATCAAGATTTAAAGCTATTCCAATAATGTCGCCTGTTGTATAACTGTTTCCATAAGAACCAGCATTAGAATTTCCAGCCTCACTATCGTAAAAATATTCATAAGAATTAGCACCTAAAGTATTATTTATTCTTGCTGTACTTTCGTTTCCTGTTATTCCAATTCTATTTCTTGAATAACCACCAGCACCAACTGTTGCTTTTGCTTCAATATACCATTTACCAGATGATACTGCAAAAGTAGAAGCACCACCAAAATTATTATCACCAGAAGCACTAGGAGAAACTACTTTTAAATTTCCTTCTGAAAAAGTTGGTTGATTAGAAGCTGGTACATCTAAAGGATTCATTGTTGAAAAATTATTTGTGCAAGTATCAGTAGATTGATCTGTTGCGGCAAGGTTGGTTGCTGTTAAATCTGTTCCACCATTTGCATCATTACCTAAATTAGAACTATCTTCAAAATCTAAATAAAAACCATTTGTGCCAAAGGTTAAACCAGATACATCTTTAGGTTTCCATATTGTAGGTGAGTCTGAATCAAATTCTCCGAAATCTGAAGCAGCATATTGAGTTCCATCTATTAAAACTGTTTCTGCCATATAACCATCGAAGTATAAACTTGTTCCTGCACCTACTCTAGTTGGTGCACCAGATTGATTAACACTTGTATCTAAATTTTGTGATGGATAAGAATCTGTTGCAAATGAAGTTTCTTGTGTTCCATTTACATAAATTTTAAATCTATTTGCTTCTGTGCTTTGTGTTGTGTCTACTGCTATAACTATATGATACCAAGCAGATACATCTCTAAATTCTCTATTTGTAATAAATTTAAGTTGATGACTTCCAGTATAATAATAAACCATTAAATGATCATCATTACTTCCATCATCATCATCAAATGTTACTCTAAATGAATTATCAGTTGCTTGATCTGAAGAAAAAAAAGTAGCATAACCATATGTTAAATTTCCTCTTTTTAACCAAGTGCTAAATGTAAATGTTTTTCTATTTCCAGCAGAAGCTGATTTTTGTAAATAAGCACTATCTCCTCTATTAAACCTTACAGAGTTAGCTACTTCATAAACTACTGGTACATTCTTAGCTGGATATAAAAAACTATTTATTGGCATTAAGCCTCCAATACTGGAAGTTCACCCAATGGTCTTTCTATCACAACTGGATCACCTTCATCAGCTGTATTTACATAAGCATATAAAGTTTCAAGAGCTGGTGTATCACTAGCATTTGTTATAGCTGTTTCCATACTTGCAGCTTTAGTTCTTACTGCTGCTCTATGGGTTGTAATTGCTGATGGTACTGCTGTACCTGCATCTGCTTTTCTAACTATATACCAATCTGTATCTTTTAATATTCCTGCAGCTTGTTGTTTTACTGTTCTAATTAAAACTGTTTTTAATCCTTCAACTGCAACATCACCTACATCTTTACCTTCTGGTATTTTACCATCTGTTTTATCCTGCGATGTCCATAAAGTATCTGCGTGTGCTTTAGCTGTAGCTGTACCCCATGATTTAGTTACTTTACCACTACCAAATGCATATGATTCATTAGTATTAATATACCATTCCTCATCTTTAAAATTTGTATTATCTATTTCAATTTCATAAATACCAATAGCTTCTTTTTCTGCTTTAGTCCACTTATAAAATATATCAGCTGGATATTGATTATTATTTAATACAAACCCTCTAGGGTTATTAAATATTTTTGTAATAGATCCTGATTCTACTAATGCGTACATAATTCTCCTACGATAATGTTAATGCTTGGTTTCT